GAAGGCATCCTCGATCTCGGCCTTGGTCGCGGTCTCCTTATAACCTTTGTCGGCATACAGCTTGTGGTCAGCGGTCTTGCCATAGGCCACATAGTTTGCAACGTGCAGGTCCTTGCCCTGCTCATAGAGCTTGTTCAGCATTTTGCATCTCCTCCTTATCAGGCAGCCTTATACTCAATGGCCATTGCACCGAACGGGGTGGTCATGGCACCGGAGCAGCGGGTCTCGATCAGGTACTTCTGCTGGTTGTAGTCGATGTCGAAATCATCGAACATATTCACAGAGCCGCCCTTGTCTGCGCCAACGGTGTAGTCAGCCAGATTCACGATGATGCCAACGAACTCGCCGCCCAGCTTGCCAGTCATGCCTTCCATCTGCGGCACGGTCACGATCTCCTTCACGCGCAGCGCCTGTGCCACTTCTGCCTCGTTCTTGTACAGGCGGTGGCCGATTTTGTCCTTGAGCAGCAGCAGGTCGGTCAGGGTATCCTCGGTGGTGTAGAAGGTCGGGTTGCCTGCACCCTTGTAGCTCTTGCGGGCCTTCAGCACAGCGGTCATCATCTTGTCCAGCTTCGTGGCAGTGTCGTCGCCGGCCGCGGTCTCCACCTGCACCTTGATGGTAAACAGGTCATCGTCGTTATAAATGGGACGGATGTTGCCCTCGTTGATCTTATCATCGCTGGAGGAAAGGCGGCCGTCACCGATCAGGTATGCGCGGGCCAGCTCCTCGTTCAGCTTCACGCGCATCTCCTGCTTCAGCCATGCGATCACGTCAAAGCCGGTAATGTCCGCCACATCGTCGCGGTCCATCTTCTGCTTCTTGTAAACGGTGGTGGGGGTAGTAGAGCGCTTCAGCAGGCTGAACACCTGCTCCTTCTTGAAGTTGCCCTTGATGTAACCCTTAGCGCGGGCATCCTCTTCGGTCAGGTCGGCAGCCATGCTCTTCACGCGGCTGAAGGGGATGTGGTGCACGCCGCTCATCACCTTGCTCACCCAGCTCTGGTCGCTGTCGATGATGCGGGGCGGAGTGTCCAGCAGGTGGTCCTCGGGGAACAGCCACTCCACATCCTCAATGCCGTGCTGGATAAAGGCATCCTTCATGCTGCCGCAGCGCTTGCCGTCTGCCATGGCGGCGTTGATCTCGTCCATGCTGTGCTTCAGCACGCCCTGCTCCTTGTCGTTGTCAAAAACATTGTACTTCACGGTTTCGTCCTCCTTATCGTTGTCTGTTTCCTCGTTGTCTGCGCCTTTCTTGCCATCGATTACCATGCCAACAATGGCGTAAACAACGTTCTTCTGCTTCTCCGTCAGGCTGTCGAACACTTCCTTGACGGTTTCTTTGTCCTCGGGGTTCTCTTTGGACTTCTCCTTGTCCTCGTCTTCGGAATGCATGATTTCGTCCTCCTCATCCAAAGGGTTGTCATCTGGGTCAAGGCCATGTTTCAGGCTGATCCCGCCGTCGGTATAGATAAAGGCCTCTTCGCCTTCGTCTGCACTCCAGTCTGCGCCATGCTCCACGATCTCGTCGATCAGTGCACCCGGGTTGCATCCGGCCAGTACCAGACTCAGTTCCCTGATCACGCCGTGCATTACGGTCTGGCCAGCTTTCTTCAGACCATTCGCAAAGATGCTCATGGCATCAATGTCGCCGCTGCGCACAGCCTCTAGCGCAGTCTTTCCGCCGGGCGTGTCGTTCATCTTCACATAGGCATAAACGCCATCTTTCCGGTTCTGCAAAAGTGCGTGGCCCAGTACGTATTCCGGGCCGGAATGGTTGTGGTTCCACACCACAGGCACCTTTCTGCCATTGTCGTCTGCAAAGGCGTTCGGGGCAATGGTCAGTCCGTCATAGCACTTTGTGTTCGCCTTGGTCGCATAACCGGAAAAATCATAGTCGAAATTTACTGCCATTTTGATTTTTCCTTTCATTAAAAAAAGGCTCCCTCTCAGAGGGAGCTGTCAAGCAGCGCTGCCGTCAGGTGGCCTGCGAGACGGAAGGTGTTTCCATTGCCAGCAGCCGGTCAACCGTTTCTTTCCCTCCCGCCATGGCAGTTGGAGTCTCCCGGTCAGCACTCTGGTTCAGGTTCTTGTTGCTCAACTCGTCCGCACGAGGATCTTTACTGGGCTTCAACCCGATGATCTGTCGGAATTCGTTCGAGCTCATGATCTCGTTGCGGGTAAACTTATCCGCCATCTCAGCCACCGTGCCAATGGGCGCCAGCTTGAACGGGTCTCGGAAGAACAGAATGCTCTGACCCTGACTTCTTGCGGTCTTGGTCAGGAACTTCCGCTTTATTTCGTCTACGATCGCGCTGATGATCGGCTCCACGATGCGGTTGTAGTAGTTGGTCATCGCCGCCTCGTCTGCAGTACCGTTCATGATCTCGAGGGTAATACCCAATTGACTGTAAAACATGTTCGTCAGGTATTCGATCTGATTCAGAAGGTTGTTTTCAAGGCTGCGGTTCAACTGCGTTACCCGCTCGGTGCCGTCTGTCCACGCAATCCCGTACTTCGAGTCGCGGAGTTGTGCTTCGATCTCTGCCCGGCGCTTGTTGGCCTGCTCCCGCCGTGCTTCGCTCTTCACAACGTATGGTAGCTGAATAATAAGGTCAAGTTTTCCGGCTCCGGCCTGTTCGTCCACCACGTCCAGCAGACTCAGCTTCCGGATCAGGCGCTGCATCGTGCTGTTCGGTTCGTTCATGATGGCATAGAACGGGTTCTCAATCAGCGCCACTGTCTTTTTCGGCAGCACCAGCTCTTCTTTCTGGCCGGTCTTGTCGTTGTAAAGCCGCACCCGCACGTGTTCGGGGTACCATTCCAGCACCTTGCCCACACGCATGGAGTAGATTTTGTAGCTGCTGCTCACAGCCGGGTCGTAGTCCGTTTCCACCGGGACCACAGCCACAACGCCTTCATCCAGCATGCTCATCACAATGTCCTGGATCAGGCCTCTGCCGGTCTGGTCGAGGTTTGCTTCCAGATTCAGACAAGAATTAAGACCCGAATCGATGACCGAATCAAATCGGCCGTTGCCATCGAGCCTTGCATGCTGTATCGTGATGGCGCTGCAGTCCATTGAGATGCGGTTGTATACGCTGGTCACGAATGTCCGCTCGTTACCCCGCGTCAGCCGCACCCGGTCAGGCCGGTAGCTGTACCCGCCAGACATTCCCCCAAAGTTCCGGGGAGGGTCCCGGTTCAGAAAAGCGTTCCAGGCGTGCTTCAGCCGGGAACCCAATGTCGGATTTGCTTCCATTTTGAATTTTTCCTCCAAAAAGAAAAAGCGCATCAGCCATTAAGCCAATGCGCTCGCTGAGTTCTGCCAGTTTAGCTGAACTCGATCTCAATTTTGTTTTTGCTCAAAAGGGTCACGATGGATTCGTCATTGAAAACTGGGTCGCAGACTACCGCCATAAAGCTGTCATACTCTTTTTCAAGGTCGCCCCACCACAGTGCATAAGTCGTCTGGTAATTGACAGTCGTTGATTCAACGCCTGCGCGCTTTCCATCAAAGGTAAAGTAAAAGTCATTATCGTTATCAACAACGATTTCCTTCAATTCTTTCAGCGTCATAGAATATCACCATTCTTCTTTTGTTCTTCTGCAGTAAGTTCTCGTCTGACTTCGTCTTTCTTTTCGCCAGTTTCATCTCGCATATATTCGTGAATATGCTCTCCATGAATACCATACGGATGTTGCTTCGGATTGCCATGGTCAGTGGTATGAATTTCTTTCTGCTTAAAACCTCTGGAATCATAAAACGCCCTCTTGTCGATTTTTCCATTTCGATCAAGATGATCTAAGATTGTGTTCGGCTTATAAGTTCTAGGTGCGCCCTTGTGCCCTTCGATTGTTTCTTTAATTATAGCAGGTTTTTTCCTTCTGGCAACTTGTTTTCGCTCTTTGCCCAAGGCAGTCAATCTTCCATTTCGATCTTGGTAACGTCGAACTCCCCACTTCATGCCTTTGACACCATAATGGTAAAGCTCACTCGTTCCGTCAGTCCACTGCCACATAATGGTTCCTTTGTTTCACCTCTTATGCCCCATGTACTTTCATGATCGCTGAAATCGCTGTAGCAGCCATACCTTTTTGAATCACCTGCGAATCAACGATATCTTTTCCGATTTTTGCTACTGTGTTATAGTTGTTATAGAGATTGCTTAAAGTCCCAAATGCTGTTACCGCAGTTCCTGCAATTGCAACCGCCTGTTTAACTCTGTTAGGTTTTGCAATCAAAGATCGATACTGTTTTTCTTTCTGAAGGCGATTGATTTTTGCATTGAGATCTGCATCACTCAGTTCCTGAATCCTTTTCTTCTCATGAGCGCGAGTGTAATCAGGATGGTCATCCTGCTGATATCGTTTTTTCCCTTCAACGGTCAGTGTACCGTCCTGATTTTGATATCTTCGTACACCCCACTTTTGGCCCTTGATGCCCCAATGCCAAAGGCAATCATTATAAGTCATCAATATATCACCTCTATATCTATTGCATTCATACGCCCCCCCTGTTATACTAAATTAGCATCTTTAACGTCTACTTGGTTTGAGGAGGTTTGAATATGCCCGAATCCGAAATGTTCCCTCTCCAGTCTGTCGGCTGTGAAGTCACTTCTTGCAATGCCCCGCTCGACTTTGGTGACGCAACTCGTTTCCGTAAGATCGAGTTCCCAGAGCAAGCTGGGCTTGCAGCCAATTCCCTTTTACAGCTTGTTCCTGCAAAACTTGCGGCAGAAGCAGCATCAAACACCTATGTTCTCCGGTTTCCAAAAGGCATTCGGGGCTCGCTTATGAACTTGCATCAGGGTGGTCAGTCTACTTCCATGAAGGATGCTACTGGACATTTTGTAGGAACCGCATCGTTGTATCGTGCTGATCCGGCGTCACTGGCCGCTTTTCAGGCATTCAGCATCGCATCTTTTGCAACAGGTCAGTATTTTCTTATGGATATCAGCTCTAAGCTGACTGAAGTCAATAAGAAGCTTGATGACCTTCTTGCATTTCTGCAAACCTCAAAGCGTACGGAACTTCTCTCCGAGCTGACTTTTGTGAAATATGCACTAGCAAATTATTCAACCATAATGCTCAACGATGCTCAGTGTATTGCAACGATTGGAAATCTCCAGCGTGCAAAAACGAAAGCACTTGCCAACATAGAGTTTTACACAGAGCAGCTTGAGAGTTCAGTCGGCGGAAAAGCAAATGAAAGCCAAATCCAAATCGTTTTGCAGAACAAGCAGGGCGTCGATCTTGCTTCCCAGCTTTACGCTATCAGCGGCATCATGGAAACCTATTATTCACAAAATTGGAATGAATCTTATCTGGCGAATATCAAAGATGATGCCAAGCCGCTATTTGCTCTTACGCAAAACCGCATGATTGGCGCTTTAAGAACTTTCTCCGATAAGGTATCTAAAGAACTTGAGGGCCGAAAGAAAAATCCTCTTGCTAAGAATGAGGTCTCCAAAAAAGAGCGCGAAGTTCTTCGGGTATACGATACTCTGAATTCTCAGACCGAATCTCCGCTTCTCATTTTGATGACAGATGCCCTGAATAAGCCTTCGGAAGAAACAGAACTCTACCTTCGTTCTGATGGAATCGTTTACCAGAAAGTTTAATTGGTAAATTACGAGGAAGAATTATTATGTGGTACTTATGGGGGCTCATTCTTGATACACCTTTGTGGGGATGTATTTCATTCGGCTTACTTTTGATTTCTGGAATGGATTTACAGAAAATCATATACGAAGCGACGACACTAAAAAATACATTTTTTCTTTTTTCTATCCATTCACTTGTTTTCTGCCCTTTATTTTTGTTTCTCCATGTTGTATTCTGCCGTCTTAGAAAATCTCATACGAGCGCTGCGGAACTTGTCATAAACGCACTAATCAGTGGGCTGACTGCTCCATTTCGCAAGATCTGGATTTTTCTTCTCGTTATAACAAGAAAGCATATTATTCAAGATGACTCCACTTGGCATAATGTTGAAGATTTCTCTCAGGTAGTTCTTGGATTTATCTGGGCAATACTTCTCGCTGTTTTTCTCGCATCAGGATTTTCAAGCCACTAATCACTCAAACGCATCCCGGTTCACCTTGTAACTTACATACGCATCCATCATAGCGGCAACCGCATCGATCTTCTGGTCATATCTCTGTTTCAGAAGCTTGCGGTTGCCGTTTGTGTCTTCCAGCGTAACGCAGTTGCCCATGGCAAATTGCATCAGCGCTTCGTCAAACAACAATTTCCGCTGTTCACTCAGCTTCTTAAGCTCACCCAACGGCACGCTCTCGGTCTTTGCGCCCTGTATTACCTTTTCAATGCCGTACTCGCCGTTCTCTCTGGCCCACCGCTCCACAAAGTCCTTTGCATTGTAGGGATCATAGCCAAAGCACCGCACGTCGTACCGGCTCTGCTCAATAAAGGTATCAAGGTCGTCGTAAACCTCCATCATGTCCAGCACGGTGCCTTCCATCACGGCCAGCGTCCCCTCCCGCATGAACTCGTCATATTTCTGGCGCATGGACTGCGGCAGCTTCGAGAGGGTGTAGCTTGTAATGTAGTCCCGCGTCTTCACACCAAAATATCCGTGTTCCAGCGGGAACAAAAAGGTAAATGCGCAAAAGTCGTCACCCTGGCTAAGGTCTGCACCCAGTGCGCACGGCAATTCCCAAAAGTCCCTGTGCCGGTGTGGCAGTGTCTCTTCATAGGGGAAAAAGAAGGTGTAGCCTTCCATCGGGATGCCGAAGCGTTTTGCCAAAATGTCGTTGCGGCTGGCAGGGGCCTTCTCCGCTCTTTCCACGTCCAGCTGGTAAGCCTCATAGCTCACGGTCTGCCCAAGGTTTGGGTTTGCCTTTACCCACATGGCAGGATCATTCACCTCGTCAAGGCTGTCAAGCTTGTAGTACCAGATGGAGACATGCGGGTTCACGTAGTCACCTTTCAGAATGCTCATCAATTCCATTTTGATGTCATCGCCGCATCCGTTGCGCACCGTGCCCTCCGAGCTGGTGGCAACAATAAGGTAATCTTCCACTTTGGAACTGCCCTGTTCAATGGCACCAATGGGGTCTTCCCGGATGGGGCAGCTCAACCATTCGTCCACTGTTGCAACCTTGTCTCTCCGTCCCTGAAGCTTGTCAATGCTCATGGGGCGTATTTCCAAAAGGCTGTTGGTCAGAAAGTTTTCAATGCCCTTTTTCGTACTGGCCAGCTTCATTCTGGCGCTTGCCGAGCCTGTCGTGCTCTGTAAGCTGCCCTCGGTCATAAAACGGTAAAGAGGCCCCCTTGCCCGCGCAATCGCTGTGCGTACCGGGCTAAGGACCTCTTCTGCCTGTTTCATGGTGGGCGCCGTCGTGATCTGCTGGGTCGTGTGTCCGTCTACGGTGAGGAAGTATTGCTGCAGACAGCTGTCGTACATGCTCTTTGCTGCACCGCGTGCCACGATCAGGTATTGTTTTCGCACAAGCCGGTGCTTGATGCGTTTCGTCACATATCTGCCGCCGTGTCCGTCGGGGTCGGGCTTGTACACTGTACGTTCCTCAAAGTAGTACCAGCCAAAGATTTCTTCTGCCCAAAGCTTAAAACTGTCCAGCAGCTTCATGTCACTGCCATCGGTCAGGGTCAGTTCCCGTTCGCAGAACTTCACAAAGCCTTCCACAGCCTTATCGTCATAGTAGATGCCCGGGTTTGCAATCAGGTCGTCGATCCGGTTCATCTCCATGCTGATCTCTCTGCAAACGGGGATCTCCCCGCGCATCACGGCCTCCCGGAACCGGCCGTAGTAGATCGGCGTTGCCGTGTTCGAGAGTGCCATTTTGATTTTTCAGCTCCTGTGTTACTCCTGCGTGATCTCCTCAAAGCCGCTCTTGATAAGAATTGCCTTGACCTTCTCCTTCAGCAGGCGGGGGCAGCGCTCATACAGAGCCTTTGCCTCTTCCATAGTCTCAGCGAACATAATTTCCTGTGCCCACAGCTTAGCCATCATACGTACCATCCTCTCTAATTTTTGTGTGATTCGTTTAAGCATACACAATCTCCGACATTTCCATCAGACATTGCTTAAACATCTTGTTTTCTTCTTTCAGTGTCTTGTTATCTTCCTGCAGTGCCGCCACCGTGTCCGGCAGTTTCTCCCAGGCTTCGGCCTTTTTGCGTGCTTCTTCCTGCGCGGCCAGCTCTTCGGCGGTGTAGCGGATGTACTTCTGGATGGGCACCTGTTCCACCCATTCCTCCCGTGCCAGTACGCCGGGGCGGTCAATGATCTTCTGCACGTCCTTGCCGCCGTTCGAATACTCGGTCACGGTCTCCCAGTGCCACTGCTCCTCCACGCCCTCTACGGCGGGGTGGGTGATCTCTTCGGTGCTGGTGGTCAGGTAGCCAAGGGTCAGGTCGGGGTTTTCCACGACCGCGCCGGTCTCGTCAAGGATCTTCATTGTGTCACCTCCATGGGGGTCACATATTTGCCGATTCGCGAGTAAGATACTTTTCCGTCAGGACTTTCAGCCGACAGCATCCACTGTCCGCCGGTCTTGCCGGAGTCTCTGCGGTCTACTTTTACGCACCCATTTTCGTCCAGCTGCATCGGGGGCACAAAGCTACCGTCGCTGCGCCGCAGGTGGAGTCTGATTTTGCAGGTTTTCCACTCTTCCGGGATGGCAAAGTGCAGACTGGTCGGGTGACTCTCACTGCCAAACTGCAATGTTGCCACAGTGTCAAATGTCACAGGAATCATGGTTCAAAACCTCCTTTCTCATGCCACGCGTTTCCAGATGTGCACATAGTATGCGGCGGGCTGCACGGTATAGCTGCGGCCGTAGATAGGATTCGAGCGAGAAGCATCAAATTGAATATTATATTGGCTTCCAGAATGTCCAGTGTAACCGCCATAACTAGTGCTCTTTTCACTAAAAGCCAGAGAACCCTTAGCGGAAAGTACGTTAGCATCACCACTAAAGGGAGACCCGCCTACGTCTGTTGTTTTTGTTGTAAAGCTGCCTGTGATGTTCGGCAGTCCGGCCTCCACCGTGCTTCCCGCTGTGTAGCCTGTGCCAGCACCCATCAGCACGCGGTTAAATGCAATCTCCTGCCATGTACCGCCGAACAGTTCGGCGGGACTGGTAGTGCTAACTGTTTGAAAAATACTGCCCACGGGGTAGGCAGACAGGCCGCTGGACGCAATGGCCTGCCACGTCCCATCCCCGCGCAAAAATTTACCCTGTGCACCGGCTGCGGGTGCAGGCACAAGGCCCGCTTTGCCAGCCGCGCTGTCAGTGGCGGCGGTCATGTTGGCGTAAGTGTGGTCAGTAAAAACGGCGTTGGCCGGTACATCCTTGTCCAGCGAGTGAGTGCAGGCCACCGGCTTGCCGCCGATGATATATACCGGTTTCGTCGCACTGCCCGCTGTTGCTGTATCGAGTTTGACGGCACTGTTGGCCGAGCCGCCCGCAGAACCGGAACCGGCATAGTTGTGGGTGTGGCTCTTGGCCGCAAACACAGAGGCTGCCTTGCTCTTGATGTAGGCCCACAGCGCACTCATGGGCTGACGGTGGTAGGTGGTCGTTGTGCTTCCGCCGCCGACATACTGGGATACATAGTAATCTGCATCCTGCGGGGTGCTGGTACCCGCGCTCAGCGCGTTGATCATCGTGTTCAGGTCATCGGCGGTCTTGTTTGCTTTGTCAGTCAGCTTTTTATCCACCTGCGTGCGGGTGTAGTAGTCGCTCATGTTTACCGTCACCATGCTGTCACGCCAGGCATTGGTGTCGCGGTCCCATACCCAGATGCTGTCCGTGGTGCCCACCACAGCCCACCAGCCGTTTTCACCCACGGGCACCGCAGCAGTCAGGGCGTCTGAGGTCTCATACCAGCCCTGCGCGCCCAGCGTAATGGTGCGCACCTGCTCGAAATATTCCTTTGTGGCCTGCAGGTATTCACCGGATTTTGTTTCGCTGCCCTTCGCATTGGATGCACTTGTGCCCGCATTGGTCTCGCTGGTCTTGGCAGCGCTTGCCGCACCTGTGGCAGTGCTGGCCGCGCTGGATGCTGTCTGGGCATCTTTTTTTGCGGCTGCTGCACTGTTAGCAGCTGCGGTTTTGCTGGTATTGGCATCATCTCGCGCCGCTTCGGCTTTCTTTGCGTTGGCCTGAGCACTGGCGGCGCTGGTGCTGGCATTCGTTTCACTAGTCTTTGCTGCGCTTGCGCTGGTGCTGGCATTCGTTTCACTCGTTTTTGCGACCTTCGCACTGGTCACGGAGTTTGTCTCCGAGGTCTTTGCCGCACTGGCCGAACTGGCAGCAGTTGTTTCGCTGGCCTTTGCTGCCTTTGCACTGGCGGCAGCGGCATTCGCAAAGGTCTGTCCGTATGCCTCCACTTCCGCCTTCAGCGTCGCCATAAAGTCCCGGATCTCAGGAATGTCAGTTTTTGTGTCTACCACCAGGCCTTCCAGGCATTTTGCCTTGCCAAGCGTCGTGTGGAACGCACAGTTCACCATTCCGCCAGTGGTAATAAGGCCCACCACAATAAAGAACACATCGCCCTGATACGCTACAGCATCCGCCGCCACAATCCAGTCAAACACCACCGCATTGCCTTCAGTGTGTTTGCTCGTCACCGTGTAATAGTTTTTGTCACCGTTTGCATTCTGGTAGTTGATGCGCAGGTCAAACTTCGACATATCGTATCCGCGCCATGTTTTGTTCATTCTAAATCGGATGCGGTTCGCGTCTTTATCTCCCTCAACGCCCAGCACCACACCGCGTTCTGGAACAGCGATCACTCGCAGGTCTTCATCGATCACAAAATCGTAAGCGGTATCTTCTTCGCTCACATCTGCCATTGCTGCAAACTGCTTGTCCAAATCCACCATGTCACTTCACCTGCTCGATCAGTACCTTGTTTGTCATCATCCGCGTCTTGCCATTCTGGCCAGCAAGATACACCTTAAAGCTTTTTCCGTCCGTCACCTCGTCGGGTACGGCGCACTCACCTTCCGCGCTCACAGTCACCGCATATTCGTCATTGAACACAGCAATTTTCTTGGCCATAAGCCACTCCGGGTCACTCTGCTCAAAGTGGCAGCGCAGATAGCCTTTGCTTCCGGCTGTCACGCCGGCAAAATCACCGCGCTTTGCCAGCTGCTGCCCTTCCACGGCAAACTTCAGCATCCGCATTGTTTCTCCTCCCTGTCGCACTCGGCATACAGCCGCCATTCCAGTTCGCTGATAAGGTTTTTGGTCGCTTCCATCGTGCTGGAACTCTGCGGCGGGTCAAACAGCATCTTCACCTTCAGCGCCGTATAGCTCTTTACCGCTTCAATGTCTGCCCTGTTCTGGCAAAACTCGCTCCATGTTGCCGTTGCATCGCTGATGCCAAAGCCCTCCTGAGGCCCAACACCCATCTGCCGCAGGATCATCAGCACACTGTTGATGTGCATGATAAGGTCTGCATCAAACGCCGTGTACTCCTCGGTCAGTCCAAGGAGTTTCTTCACCGAGGTAAGGATACTGTCCATTTCCGATCACCTCAGTCTACAATGCACTGGTTGTCCCACTTCTTGTAGGCGTCCAGATAGGTCTCGCCCTTATCGCCGTCGTGGGTGATCTCGTAGTACATACCGTCAGACACGGTGGTACTCACCAACGCCTTCCAATTCTGCAGGGTTTTGCTGAACCATACGATGAGCACGTCCTCCATCGTCAGCTTCTTGCCGTCGGTCACGTCCACGTGAGCGTTAAAGTAGTCCACCACCAGCTGCTTTGCGCGGTTCATCATAGCTTCGTTATTCATTTTGCTTTCCTCCTTATTTGTACTGATACTTGATCCACGGATCATCTGGGAGTACCGATGCTTCATCCAGCTTAAATCCAGATTTCTCAGCGATTTTTATAGATCCAGCATTGTCTTTTCTGGCCCACCAGACAATTTGGTCGTATTCGTCTTTGTGTGCATCCAGCCATTTCATGCCTTTTCTGGCTACTCTTGAGCAATAACCCTTGTTCCGATATTCACTTCCAGCTCTTGTTCCAATAGAAATTGCTACTCCCTTTTCATCACCAATGATATCAAAAAAGGAAATAGGCACATCACCTGATTTTTCAATAAAACGTTTTACGTATGCACCCCCATCCTCGGCACTTTGCTGGTAAACATCGCCATCAAGATTAAGGAGTTCTTTGTCTTTTCGGGACATTGTTTTTACAATGTCGTTTACAGCGTCCATGTTTCGGTTTACATCTATGGCGCGCTTACGTGCTTTTCCCATGCTCGTAAGTGTTCCATCCGGGTTCTGATAGCGCCGCACACCCCACTTCTGGCCCTTGATACCATAGTGATAAATATAGTCACTCATATTTTCATTTCCTCCATGGGCAAGTGTCGCCCGGTCGTCTTTCGGCAAATGCAGGCTTTAGGATCGCATCATCTCCATAGTGGATGGCCTTGTGGGTCCGATCGCTCACGCAGATTACGTTTTCCGGGTCCAGCAGTGCGTCCGAGTGCTGAAGCACGTCCTCTTTCGTCAGCGGGTTCAGATGGTGAATAATAATGCGCGGCCGAATGGGTTTGCCGTTTCGTATCACCCAGTCGGTGATCTCGTGGTCTTTGCACGCAAGGTCACACCCAGCATCCCGCACAATGATCCTGTCCCGGAACTGCCGCCACTCTCTTGACTGGTAAAAATCCTGGTTCAGATATCGATCAAAGCCAAAGGTATCGTATCCAACCGTACCGTGCAGCTGCAAATAATGGAAGCGGTCTTCAAAGGTCGCATGCTGGCAAAGCTCAGAGTATGTCTTCCTGGGCATATGCTTAGTACCCCACGCACCAGCAGATCATGGCGAATGCCGTGCAGATCATAGAGAGGCAAATCAGCTTACCATGCAGATTCTCAAGACCTTCCATTTCGTCATGGTAAGCGCATACAAATGTAAAAATCAGCGTACACCAACATCCGAATCCGCCGATCCGCTTATCAACAATTTGTGGAAGCCCGACCGCGATAGCCGTCAAAAGCGACAGAATACTAGGAGGCAAATACCACCAGTACCGCTTGCTTGTTGGTCGTTCTCGGTCTGTGAACAAGCATGCAAGCATGATCCACGGCATCGCCGCCATCAGCCAGAAACAGATTTCTTCAAATGCCGTCATCATAAAAATCCTTTCTTCCGCAACATGTCATCTGTAAGCAGCATCGGTGCCCATGCAACTGCTCCAGTCAAAAGAACTGCCTTCCATTCGCACAGGATATTGCGCTTTACCAGAAAAACCGCTGCTGTAAAGTAGATAAAAAACAGCACTGCCAGAACGACTCAGGCTGCATAAGAGCTTTTAAAACTCATAGTCTGGGGCCTCGTCTTCGTCCACGCCATTGTACTTTGCCATGGCTTTCAGCACATTTGCGTACATTTCTTTGGTGTCCTTTGCGTTTTCTAGTGTCTCGGTCTTTGCCCGGAGCAGTTTGTTTTCTTCTTCCAGTTTTTTCTTTTCAAGGTCCGCTTTCATAGTAGCCAGCTTCAGGAAGTGCGTTGTTTCTGCACTTGAAGCCGTCCCTTCTCGTAGCCTTCTTTCCACCAGTTGCATGGTCAGGTTTATCATGTACTGTTCCTGTGCTTCCGGACTTGTTGCAGGCCGGGCCGAAACCACAGCCGCTTCTCCCGGTGTGTTCTTCTTCGGTCGCATTCAAAAGGCCCTCTTTCTTTTGTTGTCTAAAATTCAGTTTTTGCAAAGGCTTATGGGTGCTGTGGCAGTGCTTTTCATTTGAAGGGAGAAAGCAAACATTCCGTATAAAGGAGAACAATACAGAATGCCCCGATGCCGATGGAGGTCGAACGTCATGAACTCAGAAAGCTCTTAGGAGGCGCGCACCCCATAAGCCCTTGCAAAAACTGCCGAAACCTCAGTCTACACCCCAAGGCCTCGGCAGCATGTTTAAAGCCCAAATATCAATTTTCCCTCCGGGGAAATATCAAAGACCGGCGCGATTTGAGAGGGGGGTGTCGATTTTGAGACCCCTCCCTATGGCCTTAAGCACTTTGTGCATAGCCGGTATCGTCCTTGATCTCGATTTTGAGCTTCTTGTAGATGTTAATTGGATCGTTTGCCACGATTTTATTGATTGCTTTCTCAATTTCGTAGGCATTTTCATTGTCTGTGAACTGAGAAGAGGTCTGTGCCAGCCGCATAAGCAGGCCAGACGAGTTATAGCCGTGATCCATGTCATACTGATACCACTGCTCGAACTGCTCATACGGATTGTAGGGATTATCGAACGTGGTCAGAAAGCATCGAACCATAATTCAAAGCCTCTCTTTCCTGTTATCACTTTCCAAGTGCATCATAAACGGTAGATTCAGGAACGCCACACGCCTGTGCAATCTCTTTATAAGTGTAACCGCTTCGCAACATCGCTCTTGCTTTGGTCAACTTAGCCGAAGACAACGAAGCCGTGGTTTTGGGCATTGCGCGTTTCACGATTTCATCCGAATCAGAAGAATTCAGGAACTTTGACAGCATGTTGTCGGAAATTGCGCCAGCCTGAATAGCTTCCCATTCTCTGTCGCTAAACCTGACTTTGGACTTTTGCCCACTTGCGCCGACCTTATCGCGAGCGCGCTGCATTTCAACAGAAGAAATCTTCTTGATTTCTTTCTTGTCCTCAGTGTTTTGCGGGTCTAAGCCCAGTTCCTGAATTTTGGCCTTGATGTTGGCATTGGCAATCAGCATTGCCTTGCGCTCCTTAGGTTTATTGGCCAGCATTGTGGTGTACTTGTCTTTCAGTGACATAACTTCCGCAGCATATGTCTTGGCTGCCTCAGGATCACGCTGGATGCCCTTCATGTTGACCGCCTCTTTGCGGGCCTGTGCTGCCATAGCTTTGAGCTTATTAGAGAAGTCTGCGTACAAGTTCTCCTGAATAGTGCCAGAAGAGAGGGTTCTTGCGTCCTTTGTCTCGGAAATCAGACTTACGGTATCCTCGGCAATACGCTCTTTCTTAGTCTTCGGATCGATGAAGGCACGCCCACTCTCCTTATAAATGAGTTCACCAGTTTCTTTATCCACGCGCACGCTACCACGACGCTCAGGCACACGGATGGTCTGCTTGCGCCGAGACAGGAGCGTTGATGCGCCACCATAATGCGTAGTACCGTCCTCATCCACACGGATTTGCCACTTTTCTTTCAGTTCCTGGATACCGTTCTCCCTCTCAGAGCGTTTGTAATCCAGCTTGTGCTTCTCTGCATCGATAACAACCATCGAATGCTTGACAGCACGAGCCAGTTCCTCTTCAGACGCACCACGAAGAGTCATGTCCGTGATGAGGTTCGAGATAACGCCCATTTCACGCTGCTTCTCTTCTTTTTTCATGAGACGCACGTTGTTGGGATTGCCTTCAGGAACTGCATATGCAGTCTTGGGGTCAAAACCTTTCAACTGTTCCAACGGACGAGTAGATTTAATGGGAACCTTATCGCTGACAGGAATCACCATAACGGTATCACCATCGAAGTCTGCACCGGACAAACGCGCTGCCACCTTGGCATTGATGCCGATAGCATCTTGGATCTGTCCAAGATTACGCTTGCCACTGACATTTTTGTTGTTGACTGTAACAATCGGAATCTCAAAGGTGCCGGCATGAGGATAGCGAATCAGTGCAAGCTGTGTGCCGTTCTCATAGGTCGGACAGTAAGCTTCTGTTTCCTTAATTCGGTTGATGGGCAGAATGACTTTCGTCGATTGTCCCGGAAATGCCGATGCTTTCAGCGTCATGGACGTACCTTCACAGGTATCGGCAAAGTCGTTCAGCAGCTTCTTTTTAACAGTAGGATTATTGTAGTGCATAATTTCATCATACTGCGCCTGATAATCCGCAATTGTAAGCTTCAGCTGATTTTCAATAAGCTTTTTCGGCTGTTTGGATAGGAATTGCGAAGATACATTTCGGGACATTGTATCCCAATCGCCTTCCTCTTTCAGTTTGTTAATAGGAGAAAGATGCTCCTTTCCATCAGAACCGATGTATGTACTCTGGCCATTGGCTTTGATGGCTGCTCCAAACGGATTGTCCGGATCAGCTTTTGCTTCCTTCAGGACCTTCATTTTGGGCGTACCGGAAGGCTTGTTAGTGTTGAACATGATGTCCACACCATCGGGAAAAAGATCATCAGAGTAGACCGCCATGCCTTTCAGATAATGGTCACCATCGACAAGGATACGAACCTGCGCATAATGACTCTTGCCAAGGTCAAGGTCGGGCACACCACGGCGAATTTCCATGACACCATCTTTGTCCAGACCACCTTCATCGCCATACCGGATGGCAACACGGCTTGAATCCAGACTTGCAGGACGCTGAAGCTTCTTGAACGTATCGCCACCGTCGTCAGAATGATAATCGCCGAGCGAATCAATCTGATCCTGATGCTGATAAGCATACTTCTGGTCGAATTCAGGCTTAGCCAACACCGTAATGTTAGTCTGCTGACGGATGTTGGTCGGCTGACGGATACCTACGCCATAACGTTTGTAACCGTATTCCGCTTCCAACGTATATGCAGCGTCGTCAAGCTCAGATTGCGACACACCCATTACAAGATTGGCACCTTCGGAAATATCGATCATGCCTTTCTTGTCCACTTCTTTTTTCAACGTGTCAGCAATATTCTCTGCACGCTGCGCTTTTTTATCAGCAGTGCCTGCATATTTTGAGCGCACACTGGACTCGCTCATACCAAGCTTTTCACCGATGGCTTTCCAGCCGAGACCCTGTTCCTTTAAAGCAGCGATTTTCTCATACTCAGATGCCCTGCGCTCATGGATTGCTTTACGTCGAGCCACTCGAAATTCGGTAAGACCAAGCTGGTACTCCTTGGGAAGAGTGCTATTGATTTGATCTAAAATTTCATTCTCGGACATGCCCTTCTTCTTGAGTGTTTCCACACGAGACAGAAAGTCACCAGAGTGCTGATAAGGATTATCACCGGAACCCCAAGGATAGCGGCCGGAATGGCGCTTTGTGCCGTAATGCTCCAAAATATCAGAGTCGGAACTCGTGCCGTAGTAGTTTTTAAGGTCTTTCTCAATTGGATTCATAACGCTGCTCCTTATCTCAGATCCGCAATGATTTTGTCAAATTCTTTAATCTTTTCGATGATGGGATCAATGATATCTGCCGTCGGTGTCTCAATGAGAACATCATCATTTTGGTAAATGCGATTTTCGATAAGAATATCTTTCGGCTTGACATGATACTCCATGCAGAACAGCGCATCATAAATAAAGAGCTGCTCCATATGTGCTGGAACAGCTCCTGTTTTAAGATCATGAATACGAAGAAAATTATCTTTGTCGTTAAATGCAATGGCATCTGCAGTACCAAAACAGTTTTCGCTGTAAAACAAAACTTGCTCGGGGTCCATGCGGAAACCAATCGCATCGTTGACATATGCGTTGAGGGTTTTCTTGCTCTTTGGGAGCTTCTGCTTCAGGTTAATGCACTCTGCTGCAAAAGCATGAAGCCGAGTGCCTTTCTCCTTTGCTTGACAGTTCATGAAAGCATCCACCAGGCGTTGAGTATCATAGTTCAGCCAGTGATACTTACTTGCGCCCAGAAAGGCGTGCTGCCCCACGAGCCTGGAATGATCGTTCCATTGCATTGAGAACTTCCTCCTTGTTCTCAGGATAAATGAAAGCGGCAAAGCTCATCTCATTCATCTGACGGACATAATAATCCTGATTCGGACGATAAGGTGCATTTGCTGAGCGCTTGCCTTCGAGTGCTGCCCAGGTGGAACCATACAAAACCAAAAGATCGGGATGCCCCTGCACCTCGTTCGGGTCAAGATGGACCACTACACAGCCGGGAAAGCGTTCTTTCAGTTCTTTCGTCAATCCCTGTTTGAATTTGTTTTCGAGCATGATAAAAACCTCCAAAAATAAAAGGAATAGTGCGTTCAAGCCGCGTTCTATTCCCCCCATAAAAGGGCATGTTTTTATCGCGTCAGTTTTTGCTAATTTTTGCAAGATTTTATTATTTTCGGACAAAAGAAAAGCCCCTGCGTTGTTAGCGCAGAGGCATATCTTATTTGCTGTATCAGTCGTACCACTCGGGTTCTGGTTCAAGGTCATCGTCTGGATAGCTTGCTTCCTCTGTCGGAGATGACAAAAGATCTATGTCGTTATCATCGATATGATCTCCGCATTTCGGACACAGCCATTTATCATCATGATGTACCATCTGGCAATGACAGTTCCAACACCAATGTTCGCCTGTTAGTTTATCATAGCCGGGAGTATGGAGAACACGGTAGTCAAACGATCCGTCTGGATGCTTCACCCATAGCACTGGTAGACCAAGTTCCAATGTAGTGTAGATCCAAACTTCATCGCCATTCGGAAGAACATCTCGTCCTTCAAAAGAGTAATCGTGCTCACGCCAATTTTTTGCAAGCGCATCCATATAGTTCATATTTTTCACCTCGTACTTCATTAAAGGGCAGTACGTCTATTTAATGCAGTTCTATATTACACTGTCAGGGGATATAGTTCAAGGTTAAAATATTGTAACATTTTCCGGCTCGATAAGACGTTAAACTTTCGCCGTGGCCAAAAGCCCGTTTTTTATCCTTAATTACTATATATAAAATTTTAAAATTTTTATTAAGTTAAAGAAAAAAGTGGGTTTTTGGCCAAATGGCAATTTTATTACATATTATCGTAATATTTTGTGGCCATTTTTGCAAAAATTTTTGGCCACGAAGTGGGTTTTTGGCCAAAAAGCTGCCGAGAATCAGTCAAAATCGTTCATCACCTTCCTTGCCGCGGCATAAATGAACCGTTTCACAGACCACCGATCAACCTGATATTCGGCCCGAAGCCGCTCAAGTTCAGGGTTCGGATACTCTCCACACCGAAACTCAGTCACGTCCAGTGCCCTGCGAAGCCGTGCATCCGCTGAACTTGCACTGCAGTGAAAACGATCGCTAAGTACATTTTCAATGTCTGTCAGTGTGACAAAACGATTATTCCGCATTTCATGAATAGCGAAATCAATCGCTTCTCCCATGAGATCTCCACCGAATGTCGCCATTGGCACCTGCATTCTCACGAGAAAGTCATGTGTTTTCTGCTGCATTTTGCATCTCCCATATTATTTACAAATTTGTGTGTAGTCATCCTATCACCGCTGTCCCGAGCTCCTCTTAACCTTACCGAGAGCTACTCGCCATGCAAAGACCTCAGCATCAAATTCTTCTTTTGAAACCCCACACTTTTTCGTCTCGTACAGCGCCTGCGTATACGACCACATTCCGTCAACATAACGCCCGGCATAGATATCGGCGATTTCTTCCTTAGTCATCACGACCTTACCTCCGCACTTTCCTTTCCCGTCTGGTCATCCTTCGGCCAGTACGTGTAAATATCATCGAACACCACCGGGATCTTGCTCTGCAGTTCCTTCAGCAGAGGGCACATCAGTTCTCTCATCTGAGGATGGGCCGCCACAGGAGTACGCAGCTTGAAAATGTTGCGCCACTCACGGTAGTTGGCCGTGACCACAATCTCAGTCTTCAGGCACAGCGGCAACACACAACGAGCCTGTTCTGGACGCATACCGAGTGCGATCATATCCTTATAAAGGATTTCCGCAGATTCGCAGGAATCAAGCCAAGTGCTGCCAGGCGTATATTCTGTGCTTTCACGTTTCTTGTCAGTGTCGGTCACATCAATATAATATGGCCGAATAAAGCTCAGCTCTCCGCCAAACTTATCATTCGAGTAGTTGCAGTACCGCGTACTCTCCTGCGCAAAGCTCGCAATTCGGTGCCGCACCAGCTCATTGGCAATGCCACGATCGCACGTGAACAGCACGCTCAGCTGAGAATGCTCAAGCATGGCCTCGTGCCCTTGCTTCACCAGAAAGCCCACCAGCTTCTTCGCAGACTCCCCATCCGGCGTGATCTTATCCTCGCTCTTGTAGCAGACCCGGGCAACGCGCTCAATCTGCTGCAGCTCCTTGATGCCACCCTCAGAAATATCAGTGAGGATCTCGTACTTAGGTTCAACGATTTTCATAATTAAATCTCCTTTTCATCAGTGAATCCACCATTTCGAGCTGACTGAGGCTCTTTCCATTACCTCTTTGGGCCACCATGCTGATGCCAATATCCTCGATCGGGATAATGTATCCGAGATGAGCCAGTTGCTTATGGTCGCAAGTTTCCACCTTCGGACACTTCTGGCATTTAGGTGCAAGTATCGTAAGTGCTCCGAAGTCGTTGTTCATGTTGTCCACTCCGATATCATTTTGCACTCCCAATCCCCACAGATATCACCCGAAGCATGTTTCTTTGCAAACGCCATGCCCTTCTTGATGGCCTCCTGCTTATTCTCTGCTTTGACTTCAAAAGCCTGATGTCCACCACCATTGTCGGTACATTCAAACCAAAATATGTACTTCATATATCAGCCAGCCTTTCTCTATCAGGATCTCGCAAAATAGAATCCCAGTCTCTAATAAGTTTCCGTAAGCCATGATCATCTGCTATTGGGTTCATCGTTTCTTCATCATATTGCACTATGACACTGCCTGCTTTATCGCATCCAAATCCGCAATTCCGACACTGAATCTTATACTTGATTTCCAGGCTTGTCCCAGTGGTCGCTGTTCCGTATACAGTTGGCCTCACTTTTGAATAGCATACCGGACAACATCTCATATAAAATCCTCCAAAATCGAGTCAAGCAGAATCTCCAGTACCCGGTTTAAGCCCGCCACCACACGATATGGCCACGGTTCTTTCGGCTTTACCCGGGAAGGGGTATCAGACTTTCTCAGCGCACCATAAAGCCACCTGTCGAACTGTCCAAGTGAAATATCATTCTCCATGCACCATTCACGGACATCTACGTAGCTAATGTCGCCATTCATGCAAAGCTCGACCACATCACGCAACTTAGCGTTCGGCTTGATCAGGGTATCTTTTTGAAGCTCGTAATCCTCAAAATACAAGTCCTCGCGTGACCCGTCAGGCCTGCGAATAACTTGTGCAAAAGCTTTGCCATCCGCATAAAGCGTCGTAACATCCTCATCAATGTCGATTCGAGGGATGTCGTACCTCCATATGGCCTCAACAACTTCTTCGTAGTCAATCATATCGCACCTCACAGCAGAATCCGAAACCAGATAAACCAAAGCACCTTCAGCGTGAATGCAATAATGATTGCCCAAGCGCATAAAATAAGTGTCAGCGCAATAGCCCGGCCAAGAAATTTGCCAACTTTCGTCCAAATATCAGTCACTTTTCATCAACCCTTTCAAAACCCACAAAGTCTCCAATACCAACATGTCCGCCCTTACAGAAATGAACCGGTTGAAACTTCATACAGCTATCAAAATGGTGAACTGCATCGTCTAAACCACAATAATGATATTTGCTGTCGAATTTTTGTTCACAGTACCGGCACTTATAGGTCGCCTTATACACAATCACCCCACACACCTCCTAACCGCATCCACCCGGCACTCCGCAGCGTTCAACTCAAAAATAGCCGCGTCCACAAATTCCGGGTCACAGTGCTCGAAGTGGTTCCGAGCCACCTCCAAGGCCTGTAAAGCCTCCCGCAGGGTATTAACCGTTGTCGGGATCGGCTCCATGCGGAATATCTTTTTGACAAAATCAGCGATTTTTCGCAGCATTTCTACGCCTCCACATCTTCATAACCTGCCGAGCCGTGAGCCAGCCCTCAAGATCATCATGGCCAACCAGCTGCGTACCCATCACCTCGATAAGCCCCTGCTCAAAGCCATAGGAACCCCAACCCCAAATGCCATCCCAGATACGATTTCCAGCAGCATCATATGCAATAATTTGCTCACCACCATCATACCGTCCGCCAGGAAGAAACTCCTTATTGTCCGGTCTGTCCATCTCTGGCCAACAGCGTCCATAAGTATGCGGAACCTTAGCGTGCTTCAGTAGAATATCAAGCTTCTGCATCTCGGTCATGTGATTCCAAACCCGGAGTTTCCAGGTTTTCTTAGACATGTTTCTCATTTCTGCATTTCCTTTCGTCAGCCTCCATGGTCTTTGCGATTTTGTGCTGAATATAAAGCACACAGCCAGCCTGACTATCACACCCGAATGAAGCCAATAGTCCAGCAATAGCATTCAAAGAGTTCAAATCCTCTTCGGCAAATATCATTTAGCGTTCACCGTTCCTCCTGATACTCTACAATTTGGGTTACTTCACTCTGAACCCGGCGTAAGAAATCACACGTACGCAAGCAACCACATTTTGCAAACGCCTCGGCGATATCGCCCAAAATATCCATATCGGTTCTTGTGAGATTAACTTGAGGAATAACTTCAATGTTCTCCTCTGTGATAAATGGGGTATAGTCCCCACAATGGCAGCATTTAATGTTCATGCGTTGCATACAAGCATCTCCTTCGATGATAAAAATAAAGAGCCGCAGATTTCTCCACGGCTCTTCGCCTTAATAACGATTTAATATACTATCATCAAGTCTTTCATTGATATTTTTCGCCATCTCGCAAATAGTGTATTCGTTCCCATACTTTTGCATCAGTTTATCTCTGAACTTTCTCGCATCTTGTATGTCAGAAAACACTTCTGTGCTGATTCCGTTCTTTCCAATGATAACGTCTACTATTACTAGCATATCAATCACCTCCATAAAGGAGTCCGTTATTTTCGCGCCTTCTCTTCAAACTTCACGGGCTTCTTGCTGCCCTCCCGTGCACACTCTGTCAGGCACTCGTTGCAGGGTTCATCCGTCTCCAGCACCTTGAAGTTCTTGCACTTCGGGCAGTAGGTCGCATAATCCACTTCGCGCATCCAGTCATTCATCAGGCTTCACCTCCCGAACGATTGTTACATTCTCACAATGAGGGCAAGTCGTAATCACTCCGCCTGGAATATTGGTATACTGTGCTCTTTTGCGGACCCACCATTCGGTCGGCGCTTCAAAATGCCTACCACAGGAACTGCATACAACTGTGATAAGTTGTTCATCGTTCGAGCTTTTCATCTTTGGCACAAACCTATCATCCAACTCCGGGTGCGTCACCCGCTGGTTCAGCGCCCAGAGCAGGTTCCAGCAAGCAGCACGCAGGTGGTCCTCGTCGTCCATACCAACCATGTACTTTGCCAGATGCCGAGAAGCACTGTCCAGCAGCGAATGCAGCGGGATACCCTTATCCACATTGTGCTCACCATACTTCAGCGCGCCTTCCTCGCAGTGCTTGCTGACCTCCATGATGCCATACCAAGGCAGAAGATCCATCCGCCCCTTTCCTGCGTGCATATCGCGCTTTGCACCGGTTTCAAATTCGGTGCGGTCGCCAGAGTCCTTAATCATTTCCTTTTCCTCCATGTGTAATAAACAGCATAAAGCTGATTGCGCTCTTTAAGTCTATTGACAATTTGTTTGTTGATCTCAATATGTGTTCTCGGAACAAACAGTTGTTCTGGAGCATTGATGCAACAGTATCTCTCCCTAAAAGGAATATGTTTTTCGCTTCGATCAACCAAGAAGTGGCCTATGATAACACCGTCGTTCCTGATACAGAGATATTTCCAAATAACAGACAATGGGCTGCTGCCGTAAGGAACAAACATTGCATCTTGCTCGCCAAAGTGCGTTACGCGATGGCAATTAGCCTCAATTACCTTGATAAGTTTCTTTCTGATTTTCTTTGAAATATTTCCCATCAGCAGAACCTCCTGATTCTCCCCTGCATAGCCTTGTTGGGAATATCCAGCCACCGGATTTTGCATTTGTCCTTGTAGTCAGGGCGCAGCTTCTGCAGAATCATCTTCAATGACTGCCTCTTAATTCCTTCAATCAAGTCCATGAGACAAGCCGTTACTTTCTCGAAGTATTCTGCAATTGCATTTAAGGCATCTTCCATTTTCTCACAGGTCGTCGCAATAAGCCTTAAAGAATCATAAATATCATGCTCCATAAAATTTCCTCTCGTTAAACGCCTTCTTCGAGTTCAGTGCCCTCGAAATCGCCAGATCAATTCCCGCCCTGCTCTTCAGATGATAGTAGAACAGGTTCTTGTAAGGTGTGTTCAGCCGGTCGATTCTGCCTGCAGCCTGCTTCATAATCTTGTAGGAGTAGTTCTGCGAGTAGAATATGACGGTATCGGTCTTGATGCAGTTCCAACCTTCTGCACCCGCATTGTACTGGACCAGATATACCCACTTCTTACCGTCAGGGATTGGCTGGTGCTTATGGCCGTTCCATTGTGCTATTTCCGCATCATCGCCATAGGGCAGATTCATGAGAATATCCAGCTCATAATCGAAATTATAGAAGATTATGACTCTGGGGCGGGTCATGCAAATATCCAGAACTTTTTGCGACCTAGTCAGGTCTGTGTTCACCAGTTTCCGCAGCAAATAACAAAACTCGCTGGCGGTCTCAATGGGTTTGTTTTCCCACAGGTTCCAGCGAGTTTTACAAATTTCCAGATACTTAGGCTTGTCATACTCGACAAAAACATTCTCATGGTGAGATACAGTAGGTCGCTCAAAGTCCATATCTACAAGCACCCGTTCACGCAGGCGTACCAGTCGCTGGGTGTTCAGATACCGGTCAATTTTCGGAAACTTGGAAAAACGACTATAGATTATGTGTTCATTGTTGAACTGCGTCCGGTTTTTATAGAACCCGTTTGCAATAAACACCGGAATGTAATCTGTCCAGCAATCTCCCGGAGTAGCGCTCAGAAGAATCCAGTCATTCTCCTTCGTGATTTTCAGGAAGGATTTGACCCATTGCCCGCTGCCAACAACTCTCTGCTCATCGAAAATGAAAAATGCGTTCTTCACGCCGACGTACTTTCCGATGTTGTTCCATGAATCCACAACCACCTTGTGATCATAAATATCAAGGTTGCTGTCGGTGGACATATAGAAATGGGCCAGTTCTTCCTCCCACTCGCCTGTATCGCGCTTCCTCGCAGTGGTGATAATGTACAAGTCGGGTGGATCATGCATCTTAACGTAGTTTTGGGTGTTTACTGCGCCACCACAGAGCGTATAGTAAAACGCCAAACTGGTTCTTGATTTTCCGCTTCCTACACCACCGCATAAGATGCATCCGATTTTCATTTGTTCCATCGCATCTTTTTGGTAGTCATAGAGCGTTATACCCGCCATCCAATCACCTCATTTCCGTGTGAACATGAATCTGGTTAGGATAGCACTGGTTCTCATAAGCTAAAAGCTGTTTGGTGCATTCTTCCTCGTCTTCACCTTCACCGCGAATCGTGTAGGAAAAAAGTTCTTTGCCTTCTTTTGTAAAAACTTTCCAGAGCTCCTTTATGTGATTAGTGCAGTCCATGCTTTTTACAGTATTCTGCATACTGAAGTCCCTCCTTGGTAGCCTCTCTCATGATTTCCTGCAGAGTTGGTCCAGTGTACTTCGGGTGCTCCAAAGGCAGCGGCGAATCATTGGTTGCATAGCCAAATCTGCAAAAATCGCAGTATTTCCTTGCCACAGACACGTTGTGCATCACAGCGCCACACTTTGCACAGCGCTTTGTAACTTTGCTATCACCCATGAAAATCACCCAGCCTTTGTTTCATCACTGATATTCGGGCAATAATCTGTGTAGAAGGTCAAATCGAAAGTTGCCGAACCGTCGCTCTCGAAATTTACATTTGCTTCCGCCACAGCTTCATGCTGATAAACTTCGGTCAGGATTGCTTCAAACATCTCAATCACGCTGCTTTCGGCTACAGGAAATGCTTCTGCAATTTCCGCGCTCGTGAATATCCAGTTGCCGCTGGAGGTGTTCTTGGTACCTTCCTCGACCATCCATTTCACCATTGCCGGAACATAGTTTCTTGCGCTCATGCTGTTCTCTCCTTTGCTTATTCAAATATAAGGCTTGCACCTCTGGTGGGTCAGGCAGGATTTGAACCCGCGATCATGCAGTTATGAGCTGCCAGCTTTCAGCCAGACTAAGCTACTGACCCAAAATAAAAAGAGCCTCAGATTTCCCCGAAGCTCTTATGCATCTGCTAAGGAAGTGGATTATTTCGCGTTATCTTCAGGTTCACAGGGGCGAACGTCCAGATGTGTTCTTCCCTGAGCATCCGTAAAGTAATCAAACTCTTCCGGGTTATGGAAAAGCTTTTCGTACCTCTGAATGAGTTCCTGTGACAGGTCGCCGAAATCATCCTCGGTCAGACCAACGATCAGGAAAGTTCCAACAACAATATCATAGGGAATCCCAATCTCATTATGAAGCACTCTGTTACAGTTACTGAAGGAATCTTCGGCCAGTTTTCCTTCCTCATTGCAGATAAGTGCAACCGGATCATCCCACGGGTAGACCGCCTGAATCAGACCGGCCACTTCTTTCTGAAGAGATTCGAGCGAGCCGTCGATTTCAATAACTTCAGGATACTTCTTGGGCTGGATTCTCAAGACTTTCATACGTTCAACCTCCCAAAATCAAAATATCAATCGAGCTGTTTCCTCTGAGAACGCCATTTGCGACGTGGGCACTCACCGACTGGCACATTAAACCGAGGACCGACCCCGGCACTCGATAAATACCATCAGACCATATTCTGCAAACGCTGCTCCATGATGTCCGGTGCTACGTACGCAATATTCACCAGATACTGCGGTACACCGTAGAGTTTGGCGACATGGTTCTCGATGATGCAGCCATCATAAGCTTTCTGGTCATCGAAAATGCCGATGAAGCAATCCGCCTCGGACATTTTCTCAATGGATTTACCCAGATACCACAGACGGTCATTGGCATTTTCAGGAGGGGTGCCCTCAAAGTAAGTCGGGATGACCTCCAGTTCTTCGCCGAAAATAGCCTCGGCGATTTTATGCATCTGGTCCATAGTCGCATGGATCTGTTCTGCAGTGCGAGCGCGCATAGGACAGCTGATAAACAGTTTTTCCATAGTATCCTCCTTAGAACGGCACTTCAGGAGCAGGCTCTGCGTACTGAGCGTAGCGCTCCGCATACGGGTCAGCATCAGCATCCTGCTCAACATACATCACATCGGCGTACAGACTGTATTCGCCAGGGAAGTTTCTCTTCTCAACGAGATTTGCTTGCAGGCAGACGTTCTTGACACGGATGAAGTCCAGCTGGCTGATGGTGTCCTCGTTGCAGAGCAGGCGCTTGCCAGCAGTTGTGACCCAATAGATGTGCGGCGGCCACTTGGAGTCCATCTTGATGTTGACCGGCACGTAGAGCGTGGGCACAAACGGCTCGTCGTAAGTGCGCTCAGGGTTCGGCTTGGTCTGCTTGACCTTTACACCCAGATCCAGCAGATGCTGCGCGAGCTCCTCGGTAGGAATTACCACGTTGACACGGCGCTGGTCAGAGCCAAAGCGGTCACGCTCCGGGTCGCCGGAGAAGTTGGTGGTAAAGATAAAACGGGTATCGTCGATATTGACTTTCTGGCGCTTGGTGTACATAAATATCAGTCTCCTTTTTACTTGTTGATTTCAATTTCCAGAATTTTCAGGTCTGCAGTGATGGAATTCATATTGAGAAGGAGCTCCGTATGGTCATTATTTGCGCTGGCTTTAAGGAATTCATTCCAGTCCTCATTGGCCTTGGAAATCCACTTCTTCATAGATTCTCAATCGGGATTAGACTTAGGGGCAGCTTTCTTCTGCGTAGCAGTCTTCCCGGGATACTTCTTCCCGCTCTTCTCGACCCAATTCTGGATCTCCTTGTAATAGTTGCCCTTGTTGCCGCCGCAACGCTTTGCGATCGCCATGGCCAGCCCCTTCTCCGGGTCGAAAACATCCTTCTCGCTGCACTTCACAACGGTCTTGGAGCCATCCGACCAGTAAATGATCGTGGCCGGAGGAGCAAAGATAACGTCCTTGATAGCAGCGGTGTTCGCAGCAGAAGCGCTCTTCTTACCCGCATTGAGCCCTCCATAACGAATACTCAAATTACCACCCCGATCAGCGATCAGATCACCCTGGAGAAATGTGAGTTCATGACCAGTATGAAGAATCACTCTCGTCAGGCCGTCGTGCATATTCTTCTCGACGGTTTCGATATAGCCAATCAGTTGTCCTTGGGAATCACACAGCTTGTTCGCCATAAAATATCACCTCACGTCAAAATTTCTTGCTGCTTCTTCCTGCGCATCGCTCCATGGAAGATCCGGTGCTGTCCAGGGAGCAACGCCATCGTCACCAACGAACCAGTTGAAGTCGCCGTACTTGGAGATTTCCTCAACTGCCTCATCGACTTCCCGGTTGAAATATCTTTTGTCGATATCCTCCTGCATCTGAAGCTGATAGACCGCCTCGCTTTCCAGCCAGCGGTAATCCTTTGCTCCGGTCACAGAAGCATATTTCCGTTCGCCGGTATCCGTCAGGCCCGCTTCCCGCAGCAGCAGAGCGCCGCCCTTTCCCGGCATGATCGGGCAGAACTGTCCCACGCGTCCCACAAAAATATAATTGTGTTCGCCTTCAGGCAGGTCCTCGTTCTTGTCGAGATAGATAGCGCCCTTGGAAACGGTCTTTGTCTCGCAGAGGTCAGTGAACTCGATCTTCTCCTTGGAGAACAGGGTCTTGAACACATACGGCACTTGGAACTGTGTGCCCGTAGCCGTCCATTCGCCGCCTTCGTCCTTGCAGTCGCCCGGGATATAACCGTAAAGCGCCTCGCACTGGTCGGCAGCCATATACTTTGCAATATAAACGGCATTGTTCACCAGACACATCCGCTCATAGGTCGCCTCATGCTCGAACGTGTAGCCGTATTTCTTTGCAAAATCCATGCAGTACGCAATGATCTCAGGGGTCGCATCGGGGATCTTGATCGAATCCGTTTTTATGTGCGCCACCTTAAAGCCACGCTGCTGCACTTCATCCTGCAAAGTGCGCATAAATAAAGCCCCTCGAAGCGCCACAATGTTGTTGACGTTCTTGGGGTTGCGGAACGGGTTGTCGAAGCTTGCACTGGTCAACCCGTAAACCGAATTGATGGCGATTTTCAACGCCTGCGCCAAAGCCTTTGCCTGCTGCGGATCATCGAGGTATTTTGCCAGTTTACCGCCAAAGAGCCCCTTTGCCTTCTCGTACTCGCCGTGCTTGACGTAGATTCGCACATCCATCAGGTCGTTAAAATGCTTGGTGTACTCGCCAAAGTAGTTCATGGCAACAGCCGAATGCGGATGCAGCGACGCAACGTCCAGCAAAGCTACATTCGTGTACATTCCTGGCTCAGCGTAGACATAACCGCCCATGCCCAGGTCTGTGCCCCGGAACATGTTGTGGTACTTGCCGTCTTCACCTTTGGCCCACTCGTAACCGGGAAAGGCATTGATGATGTTGCAGTCCGTCAAAATATCAGGCTCGACTTCCACGATTGCATCGGATTTCCCCGTGGCAAGGTCAGTGTAGACAAGCCGGGGGTGCTTTTCCTTGCCAAAAATAATGCGTGTCGTCAGCGAGTTTGTCGTGTCATTCACCGTCATACCGGAAAGGTCTGCCAGGATCTCACGTGCCACAAAGTCTGCCTGACGCTTTTTCGAGTAGAATAGGGTCTCGGTCGCGATCACGTCGTTGTCGCAATACTCGGCCACCTTGTCCCACAGGCTCTTCGGCACCGGCTGATCCCACGGAAGTCCCAGCTCCTGATGGTGGATGCCCAGCTCGATCTCAAACTTCTTCAGGCTCTGTTTTTTCGACGAGAAGTCGTAAATATCAGTGTAGGACAGGTTGTACGCCTCACCAAAGAAGCCTGTGTGCTCATTGATGATTCGGTTGGACAACGCATAGATCTGCTCCACCGACATCCCGATCATGCGGGCCCAAAGGATATGGTTGTCGTACTTGCGGTTGTTGAAGCCGACCAACCGATACTTTGTCAGGCTCTCGATCTCGTCCGGTGCAGGATTCACCATGCGGTGTACAGGCCCCTGCTTTGCAAACTTCCAGTTCACGAGCAGCAGATTCGGGAACACCTCCACGTCGAAAAATATCAATGGCGTTTCCTCCCCCGCGGGGGCCTCCCGCTGAATATCATCCTTCGATTTGAAGTGCATCTTCGCCACGATCTTCAGACAGGTCTCCGCCTGATTGGTGCTGCTGGCAGCGAACCCCAAGATGGCATTCCGCATGTCATCCACATTATAAGGGACGTTGCCTTCATATGCCTCGTCCATAACGTGGGCAATAAAGTCCACACTTGGCTTTGTATACGGGCTGATCTCCTTTGCCAGCGCTTTCTTGATGAGAATGCGCAGATGCTTCTCATTCTGGATCTGCTTTACATCGACCATTGCTTTTTCTCCCTTCAACGGCAAGCCACTGCTGATGTTTGCGATGGAAATATCATTGCACTTCGACAATTTTCTTCGCAGAGAAGATTTTCCCGTGAACACCTTGACTTCAATGTTCTCGTCGTAGATTCTGCTCAGCTTCGTTGCATCGCCGGTGTAAATATAGTGCAGGTGGATTCCCGCACCAGATTTACTCAGCTCCGCATAGGTCTTTGGCCATTTGGAAGCAGCTTCAAGGTTGCGCTCAAAGCTCTTACTCCCATCCGGGCCGGGAATATCAAAGTCAATGACGATGTGGTTCTCCGGGACCTTTACATAATGTAGCTTTTTTGTATCGATCCCGGTCAATCTGGTTTTGACATTCTCCCACTTCTGCATGGGAGTGCCATTTTCGTTCGCATATTGCGCCAGGCAGTCCTTGCAAATGTCATTAAAGAGAGAATGCTGCTCCTTCAATTCGATCCAGGAGGAGGCAGGGGGGTCATTTCCCGCATCAACCCCTGGGGGAGGGTCTTCCAGAAATTCTTTGAATTTTTCGTACTTGAAGCCACTGTAGTAGCTGCGCACCCGCTCGCCGTTCATATCCTCGGCACGTTCTTTGTAATCCGAGAAATAGTTCATCAATTCTTCACGGAACGCTCGCCTGGAGTAAGGATACGAAACCTTTGCCTCCTGATTGTAGGTGTCATACATTGCCCAGGCACGTTTCAGCGATACGCCATCTTCTTTTTTGAAGATGTAGTAGGAGTCCAGCATGAAGTTGTAGAAGTCGTTGGATGCACCAAGCATTCGTGTCGGAACATAATCGTCGTAACGATGCTTGTTTTTCTCGTAAACGTCTTTGCAATACCATGCAATAGCACCCAATTCAAAGTCAACCTTGCCTACGAGGTCGCGGTATTTCTTTGCCGGTATTTTTTCGCCGCTCGGCTCCACATCGATCAGTCGCCGAATCAGACCCGATTTTGCATCCGTGATCTTTACGGGCTTGTTTGTACCGAGAAACATGAAGCACTTGAACTGGCTTGCGTAGGCACTGCGGAACTTCTCGTTCACCATCATGGTCTCGTGGGAAACCAGCGAGTTTAATCGGGTATTGTCCTCGATGCGCGATAAATCGCCGTCATGCTGAATTGCGATCAGCGGGTTCGATTTGAACGCTTCCAGTGCAAACGCATTGGATGATGAACCAAGTGCCTTCGAGTCAAACACTGCCCAGTATCCATCAAACATTTTCTGGATGATGTTCAGAATGGTCGATTTGCCGCTTCCGGGTGGACCATACAGAACAAGGAACTTCTGGATCTTTTTGGAATCCCCGTTTACAATGGAACCAATGGCCCATTCGATCTTTTCACGTTCCTCCGGCGTATACAGCGTGGTCATCAGCTCGTCATAGGCGGCAATGCTCCCCTGTTCCAGCGGGTACGGCAGTCGTTTGGATGCATAACTGTCTTTTTTGACAGAGGTGTTTGCAAATATCAATGTCTCATCGAGGGTATGATAGTTGTCCCGCATCTGGCGCTGACAATATTTGTGCCAAATATCAATCATGCCAGACTGTGCATCCCACATATGTAAGACTCGAACATTATCGCCCAGAAACTGCTTATGCTCGTTTGCATAAATATCAAGTTCACGGTCAATGAGCTGTAATGCATCCTGCTCTTCGGTACTCCACAAGCCGCGTTCTTCCAGCCAGATCGCATAGAAATCAGAACCCCGGATCATCAGGTCTTTCGACTTGGTGATGATAAAGTTTGGGTACACTTCGATCACCCCGTGTTTTCCGGTTCGCGTGGCGATCCTCAGGAAATCAATCATCGGCAACTGACTTCCTCCTTTCCATGCATTTTATTCCGGCTTTTTGGTAATGGTTGCCTTCCCATCGCAGCAGATATCTTTTTCGGGCTCCGTCACACTTGTGATGCTCTCCGTCCAGAACCGTTCGGCGTTCTTGCGGTTCACATCGTCCAACACCTGCTGCGTGTGAGCAAGTTCCGCGTGGAGCTGCCGAGCGTCTTCCTCAGCCTCTTTGCGCTTCTTATCGTTCTCGCTCAGCATCCTGCAGGCCGTAACGGTGAGCCATGTCAGCCCTGCGATCATCAAACTCTGGCGCAGGCACCGACGGTTCAGACGCCGGTTCTGCTTCTGCAGAGTTTCGATGGTACGGTCGGCAATGGTCAGCGAAGTTTTGGTGTTGACCAATTCATACATAATATTCGTCATATCCATGTTGATTTTCCTTTCAAAATTTGTTTTCCTGCAGGTAGTGCATCAGCTGATACCAAATATCAAGCCGACGCATATCTTCGGTCGGATGGTTCACTGTAAAGAGACCGCCGGCACCATTGTATTCATAGTCTCTGCGCTCAAACCTGTCCAGAATATAATCTGCCCGGTCTTCGTGAAACCGGCTGTCGTCCATGGCAGCAAGCCCGAGACTGACAATCATGTTCCAGAACCACTGCCCGACACGGTTTCCAGCACTGGAATCCTCCATAATATGTTCTTCGATGCGCACCGCAAGGGCCACCATCATTTCCAGCATACTGCACGGAACACCGTGGAACTCCGCATCGATCTTGTCATACGGAACATCGCATTCGCTGGCAAAACGGTAACGCAGATTCACACCATCTTCTGCTCTGCACTGGTCCATTTCGCAGGCCGGAATATAAGTGCGATTATGTAAGTACATGAGCAGCCGATGGAACGAGAGATTTCTCGGCTCCCATTCGCCGCACACGATTTTGTGGAGCCAGTCATAATACTGTTCTCCAAGATCCGAAAATATCATTCTTCCTCCTCTTCCGGATAGAGGTCGCCCCAGTTCTGACGAACCTGAATGATCTCATAGTCCTTATGATAGTTGTTGTTTCGCACATGAATCGTGCTGGGCATGAACTCGCCAAAGTGGTTCAGCGCCTCTGTTCCGATGATGTTCGGAATATCATCGTCGTTCACAGGCATCGTCTCCTCGTCGAATACCAGCTTGCCATCGGCATAATAGGTCAGCCCGCGAGTCTCATAGTCGTCGATGTCACCGAACTCATCCGGCTGAATGATCTCAATGGGGTCGTGGGTCACAATATCTTCCGGGTCGGACTCGGTGCGGTACTTTCCCGTAAGCTGCTCCATGCTCTTCTGCTGGGCCTTTTCTTCGATCATGGTATCCAGATCAGCTTCCTTCTTGCGGTAGTGGTCGCGCACATCATCAATTTGTGCATCGGCGTACTCCTGGTACTTCGTACGGAAGACCGTGTGCATAACGTATGCACCTGCGGCAAAACCTGCGCCAAACAGCAAAACATCACGAATTGTCCGATTCATTGTCTTCTCCTTTAATCGTCATCATGGTAAACGCCAGACCGCCAAAGAAAAGGGAGACACTCATCAGAATGCCTCCCACCATGTGGCGCTTGCGCTTGGTATCGGTCAGATAGTCCAGAAACAGGAATGCATTTTCCAAACTGTCCATCGTACACCTCACTCCGAAAGAACTGCCAGACCAGAGACGAAGCACACTCCGGCCATGGCAGCAAACAGATAAGAAAGTGTCTTAACGTATCTGGTCATAGCAAGTTCCTCCAAAATATCAGTCTCAGATTTTGTCGATGATCACACCGTCACAGTTGAACTGCAGCAGGACAGAGCGCTCGAACCCGTCGATGAAATTGTTCAGCGCATCGTTGTTCTCAACATAGTTGGTTACACCAAAGTCCACACGATTTTCCTTCGTAGGATCGCCTTGGCTCAAGATCCAGCCGACGACCTGGCCTTCGGGGGTGTGGTGCATACCGTTGCCATAGGGGTCCAAAATATCAATGACATCGTTAAGGAACAGATGGCCTTGGCGGTGGAGTTTCCGGTTTGCAGCAGCCTGCGCCTGGATCAGATGGGACATGTTCAGCTGTGCATCCTTATCCCAGGAGCTCACAGTCTCGTCGTAGATCAGCGTATAGGGACTGGTGTGTGCCATTGCCACATCCGTATACTCTTTGACAGTCTCCTCTACACCCTGCTCATTTTTCCGGGTGATCTCAACCTCAACGGCCTTGATGTTGTGCTCAAGCTCCTGCTGTACACGGTCGCCAAAGCGGTCGGTCACACGGCCTTTGTACTCGTTGAAGGCCTTATCCAGAGCGATGTAGGCGGCAGTCAGGCTGGCGTTACGCTTGGTCATGATGTGGTGCGAGCCGAACATACAGCCGAGTGCAACCGTGCCCATGGTTACTGCAGGTGCATAGATTTTCGCCAGCTTCAGACCGGTCTGCACATAGGCCGTGGTCAGGTCCTTCTTGTAATCGTTCTCGGTGTAGGCAGCGCCTTCCTTCAGGATCATTTCACCGCTATCGACCTTTTCCTTGGTCTCATGGATGGCTTTCACCATCTCGTTATGATCCTCCAGAATATCCTGAGCCTTCACAGTCGCCTTGCAGGCAGAGACGGTCGCTGCTACGCCCACAATAGCAGCACCAAAGATCATGATGGTAGGGCTTGCTTTCTTCAGCTTATAGCCATACTTCGAGGCAGTCCGGGTCACAGTTGCCATGAACTCGTCGGTTTTCACGTTTTTCAGAAACTTCATAAAATATCAGTCCTTTCTATCAGCGCAGCGGTACAGTGTGTGGCAGAACCAGTCGGAATCCGCCGGGGATGCCCTTGATAAATGCATCATCGAGGTTGTACCAACCATAATTGTAGTCGGTCGAATCGTTGGTCACGCCCATCAGATCCCACAGGTCGCCCACCGAAACCTGCCGGTAGCGGTACAGTGCGTCCCGCAGACCAGCCAAAGTGTCCTCAGCGTCACCCCGACTCTCGAAATCCAGATTTTGCAGACTTCTGCGTACAGGTGGCGGGTTCGGGCGATTGTTCTGGCTGCCCTGATAATAGCCATCGTAGCTGTTGCGCTGCCCACGGTTGTTTCCGTAGTAATTGTTCGAGCCGCCGCGACTGCGGTCTTCACCCCAGAGTGCAATGCTGAACGCCGAGTTCAGAATGCTCCATGCACCGTTCTTGAGCATCGGCAGCAGGTAATCGGTCAGGATACGGTCTTTCACCGTTTTCAGGTCTTCGGCCAGAAACTGTGATGCGATCTTCTGCATATCGCTCTGCTCTTTCACCGCCACCTTACCCTTGACGACCTTCTCAAGCTTCTTTTTCGGCTCAGTCGGCGTCTGGCCAATGCTGGACTTCGGCATGTCTACTTGTGCCATGTCTTTTCCCCTTTCAAAAACAAAAAAGTAAGAGCTGCAGATTTCTCCACAGCTCTCGCCTTACCAAACATTACTCTTCCTCGTCAGAAGGTTCCTCAACAACTTCCTTATCAGTGTCCTCCGTCTTTTCGGGAACGGCCTCCTCGGTGATCGTCCAAGGTGCACGCAGATGGATCTTCTTCTTGGTCTTCGGCTTATCATCCGCCGGCTTGTTCTTTTTGCTCTTCAGATGCTTGATACCGCCCACAATGGCAGCACCAGCAATCACAGCCGCACCAAGCACAAGCTTCGGATCGATGCCCGAAGTCTCCTCTTTTTCGATCATCTGAACGTTCTCCTCCGGAACAACCTCCACAGAGTTCTCATTCTCCATGACAGTAGTCTCGTTCATGTTATTCATTTCGTCCATTTTTGTTACCTCTTTCTTTAATATAAAGTTTTGTAATGTTGGAGTTTTACCTCCATAAAGCAAGGTGAATTTTTCGCGTCTGTTCCGGGCATTGAAAAAATCAATAGCCCAGCCACTTGGGCGGTGTACGGTAATCCAGTACAAGACACGGCATTCCGTCTTCATCAAGTTTGGAAGCATAGAACGTTTCCACTTCCATGGTCGTGTCGGTATCCCACCCAAGCAGATCGCCGTTTCGGTTATGTTCCATGCCCAGATAATCAAACAGGTCGTTTTCGGTCACACGGAAATCGCTGAGCAGTTGCTTGTTGACCCCGTTGATAGCCCGTTCAATGGCATTCCGTGTGGTCCAAAAGTAGTTCCCGCTCAGGCTTTCCCAGCATTTTACCCGCTGGTCATAGGAAATATCATCCGTTTTGACGCCTTTTGCGTTCGGGATCACTGCCGGCTCCGGACTCTTTGCCATCTTATCCAGAGCAACAGCCTCACGGATCTCCTGTTCCTTCTCTGCGCCAATGGTCTCAACAACTTTATTCTGGTATGTGCGCAGAGCCGTTTCCGAGAGCGTGCACGCTGCAGCCAGCGCGGCGTTCTGCTGGCTCTTCACCTTCAGCGCACCGATCGTGCACGCGGTCGAAAGGCCCATGCTCACGACCGTCGGAATATATACCGGGCCAGCCGTTTTGACAATGGTCTTCGCATCCAGCTTTTCGACACCGAGTTCTGCCTTCTTTTCCTCCAACAGAATCATCGCCTTCGGAGTTGCCTCGATGGCGAAGCCTACAGCCATGACGCCTGCACCGATGGCAAAGCCAGCCAGGATCTTGGATGCATTGCGATTCAGCATCTGCCTGCTCGCTTTTGCAAATGATTTCAGGTTCATTTTTCATACCTCCGTAAAATATAAAAAGAAAGAGCCTACGATTTCTCGTAAGCCCTCGCTTTCGTCAGATGTGTCCAGTTCGTTTCAAATTCTCGAAGCGAATCGTTTCCTCACGGTCACATTCACGCTCGATCTGGATACAGTACCAGATGTATTCCACCAGTCTGATCGGCTGCATCAACACGTATCGTACTGTAGCATACAGCACACGTACCATGTTGATGGCCAGATCTACCAGCAGATTTACCATCAGGCTGTCCATTTGTTCGTAAAAATTGTAATCGTACATAAATATCATTCTCCTTTACTTTGTTCAAATTGGATTTCTCTTCCATAAAGGAGCCTGTATTTTTCGCGTTTACCGGTTCTTTTCCGCCAGCTGCCGCCGTACTTCTTCCTGTACCATGTCCTGCAGGTCTTCCTCGGTCTTTTTATCCTCGATCAGGTCATGACCAAAGCCCATGATTGCGCTTGCTGCCAGCATTGCCACAGATGCAACTTTCCACCAGTTAATGTTCTTCATAAATGTCAAACTCCTTTATAATCCAAATGCCGTTTCATAACATCATAATCCAGAAATTCTTTAATGGGTTCCTGAAATGCTTCTACATAGTAGACTTCCAGTCCATCATCGGTCGTCTGCTTATAATAGTTGAAGTCAATCCAGTAATACTCCCACTCATTGGCGAGGTATTCTGCGCACCACCCCAGTGTATCCCCTTCTGGCGTGAAGTCCAACCCCGGCAGATAGGAAGTGAAATCGTTCATTGACAATTCGCCGTTTAATGCAAAATACCGATTGGCATTGTAAAAAGCGTCCGTCAATTCGATCTCGGTGGCATGGAAATATCTTTTTGAGATAGGCTCGTAGCAGAGCAGCTTTTCCTCTTCCATCTTTTCACGGACTTTCGGAAGCTTTTCTTCTTTGATTTGATCGTGAATCTCGGCTTCTTTTTCGATACCAAAATTCTCAATCACTTTCTGCCGATACTCCTGATAGGCCTTTCCAAGTGCCATGTAGCCAGCGGTCAGGCTCGCAATCTGCTTCTTGTTCAGTGTATTGGAGCCGAGGATGCACGCGATGGTGCCGCCGCCCAGAATCACTGCAGGAACGTAAGCTTTCCAGCAGGTCTGGACGATTTCCTTCTTTGTTGGAGGCTCTTCCACAATGCCCTGCTCATCTTCGTTGTACGTTCGCAAAGCTTCATCCACTGCGAGCAGATGTTTTGCCTTCGTCGTTGCCCGCCCGGTTTCGATTGCCGTAGCTACGACACCCACGGACGCCGCCACTGCCAGAATAGTCCCACCGTGCTTGCGTAGGAATCTCGCGCATGCTTTTGTCAATTTCATGATGTTCAACCTCCATTTTGAAAAAATAAAGAGCCTACGATTTCTCGTAAGCTCCGCTTTCGATTAGCGCTTCAGATATTCTTCGGCATTTTTTATGCCAGCGAGTTCTCCAATATGCACCAACAAGCGTGTGATACTATGTGTCTTATCAAAATCTTTTACCGCCTCGGCACTCGTTGTGACCATCGACCATCCATCTTTATCAGATGTTAAGCCATAGCCAATTCCCACGGCCATACTGGCATAAAAAATCGTGTATAAACCAAACAGCGCACCACCAGCCACACATACAGTTCTAATTGCTTTCTTCATAGTTCATACCTCCAAAATATAAATCTGAGACTAATCATCTCATAAAGCACACTGAAAATTTCGCGTCACAGCACTCCAGCTTTTTTCAGAATATCATTCAGCTGAGCCTTCGTTACCTCCGCATCCAGCTCCAGATGTACCCGCAGCTTCTGCTCCTTGTCCACCCAGTTCACCTGAGCTTCTTTCAGCTCCACTTCTACACCGGGTGCCTGCTTCTTCAAAGCCTTGTTGATGATCTGTGAAATGATACGGCGCATAAAACTTGACCGGATCAGCATAATGTCCTCCATAGCGTTCGACCTCCAAAATATCATTTTCAAAAAAAAGATAAGAGGGCGTGATCTTTCAGATTTGATTATCCATATCTCTGAATGAATTGTATTTATCAAGCCTCTCTGCCTTGTCCTTATAAGCGATCCACTTCTCGTAAGCAGCAATTGTCCCGATGACTGCTGCATACAGTCCCAGAACAATACCGCTCCACTTAAAGCTGTCGCCCCAAGTAATAGGTTTCTTCATAAAGTTTTTGATAGCTTTCATCATAGTAATTTCTCCTTTCGATAAAGCCCTCTTACCTCCATAAAGCAAGGTGAATTTTTCGCGTCTTTGCGGAGAAAAAAGAAAGAGCCGCAGATTTCTCCACAGCTCAATTCCGGAACAAAGACAAGTTCAGTTCGTACCTTGTTTTGTCATTTCTTGCTAAGAATCGATCGCACAATCAATGTAAACAACAGCACTACCAGACCCACTCCAAGTCCGAATGCCAATGTCACAATCATGTTGCCAATCGTAATTGAATAGTTCCAAAATTTGTTTTCTCGCATAGTATTCTCCTTTGTTCATGGTCTTTGCTCCATAAAGCAAGGAGATTTTTTCGCGTTAAGGCGAAATAAAAAGAGCCGCAGATTTCTCCACGGCTCCTGCCTTTGAGTTACTTTTCGTTTACATATTCATGAAATTTGGCATTGACTCGATTGATAATATCATCCGCCTTTTCCTTTTCGTACACGTCTTCGATTGCTCGTACTGTCCATCCTGCCTGAAGCCTCTTTCCTTCCTTAATGCCGTCAATCCGGCCCTTGTCCATCGCACTCCATGCAAAAATGACACCACCAACGATCATGCCTACGCTCTGCTTAACTAATCTTGCGTCAATTTTCATCTTTCATACCTCCAAAATATAAATGTTAAGACGTAACTCGTCTCATAAAGCACTCTGTAAAATCCGCGTCCTAAATCGTGCTTCTGTCAAACACAGTCTCCCAGCGTTCCTTTTTCAATGGCTTCATCCGCAGCGCCCACATGATCTGCCGCACGGTCACGGTAGGATATTCTCCGTTTTGATTTTTTTGTTTGGCATGGCTGTCAAAATATTCCTTGAACCCGTCATGCAGGTAAATTTTATCGGTCAGCCATGGGTCTATGGCGCTCCAGTAGGTCGCTTTGCTTTCCTTGTTGTAGCGCTGCTGGATCACGCACAGGCCCTTGCTGCGCTCTTTATACAATGTACATACCCGGTATACAGGATGGTTGCAGCGGTAGACGCTTCCGTAGTAGTTCGTCCACTCCTGCGGCTGGGCGTTATCGTGGTATCGCATAAAAAATAAAGAGAGTCCGCAGCTTTCGCCACGAACCCTCCTCGGTTCCTCCTTTTTAATCTTTTTCCGTAAAGCCTCTCTTCAGCTCATGTACTCCCTCGCCGATTGCTCTCGACAGCTGGGTTACACCGCCTGCCTCGCAGATCGACCAGTACACAGTCATGCCAATCGTGCCTGCAAACGTCAGCGCCTTCATGCCGATTTTTGCCCAGTCAAGTTTGCGCGCCTTCTCCGCTTTCTCCTGATCGAGTTCCAGTTCGTGCACTTTTCGCACGGCCTCGTCCTCTTTCAGCTGTTTTTCGTTTTCCTGCGCTTCATCCTTGAGCTGCATATCGTACAGCTTCAACGCCATGTTTGCAGCCGTATTGTACTCTTCCGTACCCGGCTTCAGATCCTTAAGACTTTCCAGCGATTTCTTCGCAGCGTCTTTCAGCAATTCTTTGTTTTCGTAGTTTTCCATTTTGAAAAATCTCCTTTACAAAATATCATTCTGGAGTCTCCTCCATAGAACACCACGTTATTTTCGCGTCCGGATCATTTTGATGTTCAGCATCACCCGCTCTTTCCCTGCCAGAGTTTCCGGACTTTTCGCAAGGTCCAGGAACATGTAATGGTCTGCATCCTCGTCACCGGGTGCGATCACAAGGTCGCCGACACACCTCTGGCCTTCGCTCAGGTTGAAACCAATGGCGATACCCAGCACCAGCCCCAGTGCAGCAATGCAGATGAAAACGATCAGAAACAGTTTTGCATCCATTTTGAAATTCTCCTTTTTAATAATATAGTAGAGGAACCTGTCCCCTGCGTGCGGAAAAAAGAAAAAGAGCCTACGATTTCTCGTAAGCTCCATTTCGCCTCAGATGTCATTGCGAATCAGGAAAAGTTCATTGCGGTTGCAAGTAACACGCACGATTCCTCCTGCCCGCACCAGCGCGATCGCATTCCGGTAAGCACAGCGTGCCGTCTCAGCATTCTTATACTCGCGTGTATCAACATACATCACTTTCGAGCTGCTTTCGATGAACACGCGGATCTTATCCATAGCGTTCACGTACCCGCGGTCATAATTCGTCTTTACTCGTTTTGCCATAATAGTATTTCTCCTTTCGTTCTTCGGAAGACATCCTTCCATAAAGGACAATGCGTTTTTCGCGCCAACATTCTATTCTAGAATAGAAAAAAGAAAGAGAATGGGATTCGGACCCACGACCTCTGCAATCAAGCAGCGCTCTGCCAACTGAGCTATCTCCTTCCATAAGGGAGGCTGCATTTTTCGCGCCTGAACCGAAACATCAAAGAAAAGAGCGCATGTTTCCATACGCCCGTTTTCCGGTCAGAATATCCATTAGCGGATACCACACCGAACCTCGTTCAGCATGAGGAGTTCTTCCCCTTCATTCCAGCCCGCATACGGATCGCTCAGCGACTCGTTCATAGCGGTCAGAACACAGTTCATCATTTCCTCAAAACCTTTAATAACATTCTTCAGCATAGTAAAATACCTCCTAAATTTGTTCATTTCTTTCCATAAAGGAGGCTGTATTTTTCGCGTCAGAAAAAGGAAACGCCATGATTTCTCATAGCTTCATGCTGGTTACATCCTCCGTCAGCATTAACGGCGGGAATTTCTAAACCTCCGCATCCACCCGTAGGCTTCCCATTTATTTTCCTTCCATAAAGCACCATGCATTTTTCGCGTCTGCGTAAAAAATTAAGAGCCTACGGTTTCCCATAAGCTCTATTTTGATTTTCAGTGTTTCTTCTTTGTTCTCTGTTTCACCTCTTCCGTCTTTGCCCCTACCAGGCCAATACATTTGACCAGCAGTACAACGATCAAAATTGCAACGATCAGACTAAACATTGTTCATACCACCTTTCTCATAAAGGCGGCTGATTTTTTCGCGTCAAAAAAGTAAGAGCCGCAGATTCCTCCACGGCTCAATACCTTAGATAGAATCCTCCTCATTATCCATAGGGTCGCTCTGATCCTTGGCTCTCGACTCGATTTTGTCAAGTAGTGCTAAAGTCTTATCGATTTCAGCAATCAGCTTTCTTCTAGTCTCATTGTCCATAGTATAAGCCTCCTAAATTGTCAAACGGTTTCATTCTACCATAAAGGGCGCTGTAATTTTCGCGTCACTGCCGTTCTTTGCTCAGGAGCCAGAAGAAATATCTGTAATATTCGTAGTACATTTCCCGGCAGCAGGGACACCCTTGCGCCTGCAGCTTCTCAAAGCCTATCCCTTCCGTCACGCCTTTCAATATAAAATGAGCCAACGTCGGGTCCAGCTTTTCAATGCAGCGGTCAACAATTGCGATCTGACCGGAATAATATAATCTCGCGATGGCCTGCCGCTCTGTCGGGCTTTCCGGCGGCCTGCCCTTGATGATGCCCGGAATACCACGCGGTTCGGTGTTCCAACCGTCCAGTAAAACCAGTGCCTTTTTCCAGTCCGGGTATTGCAGGCAGAAGTGCTTCAGTTCGTAGTAGCGATGCTTCGGGATACTGCAGGGGTTCTTTGTAGACAGTTGTGCGCGTTCTCTTTTCATTCTTCGCCCCTCCATTCGTAGCCTGTCTGCTCGAAAAGAAGCTTCGGCGAAATATAATAATTGATTCTCCCGTATTTTGAGCTCATTTCCTTGAGATCGGTCACGCGCCTGCCGTTTCTCGTAGCCTCCCCAATCGGCAGCCATCCGGCAATGATACCAGCTCTCACCCATGCCGGATCACGTCCGTAGACCTTTGCTGCCACCCTCACCGGAACAGCACCCAATTTTAACCTAGCTTTGTCCATACTATCGTACTCCTTTTATGTTACTCTAAGCGCATCCAGATACGTCTTAGGCATGAAAAGATAATAATGGCAAAACCGGTCGACTGCGTGCTGTATTTTATTTAGTTTGCGGCGCAGCATTGACAAGTCTGTGGGAATCGTTTAACCTAGAATGACTCACAATAGAAAAAAAGCCCGGTCATCCGAGCTTTTTCATTTGGAATTATTCGATTCTGTAAAAATTAAAGGAGGTTCTTATGCTAAAACCCTGTCCAGAATGCGAAATGCAAGTCAGTGACAAAGCGCCCATATGCCCTCATTGCGGCTTTCCGCTGCATTCCGGCCTCGTCAGTACAGTTCGCAAGTCCCGTAGGCGTCACGCCAGACTTCCCAACGGTTTCGGTCAAATCACCGAGCTGCGCGGGCGCAATCTTCGTAAGCCTTTTCGTGTAATGGTCACCGTAGGAGTCGACCCTGAGGGAAAACCCATCGTCAAGCTCCTGCAGCCTGTCGCCTATTTCAAAACCTATAACGATGCTTATAAAGCCCTCATGGAATATAACAAGTGTCCCTACGACCTGACACAGATCCTCACCATGCAGGAGCTTTATGAGCGCTGGATCGACGAATACACCAAAAAAGTATGCAGTGGAAATATCACCTCGACCAATAGCGCATGGAAGTACGCAAACGACTTGTACGATATGCCGGTGCGCACTGTTAGAATCCCTCATATTAAGAACGCCTTGCTGAACGGCACCTTTGTCGACCGACGCGGAATAACGCACCGCACGACCTATCACATTCAGTTGACCCTGAAAAAGATCTTCAATCAGATGTTTGATTACGCCGTCGAGTACGAAATGACCGATAAGAATTATGCGCGAATGTTCAACCTCCCCGAACCGTCTGCCGAAGAAAAGGCAACTGAAAAATATCCGCACTTCAGTTTCTCGGATCGGGAGTTGGAGATCTTGTGGGGCGCTGCCGGAACAAATATTTACATAGACATCATTTTGATCCAATGCTACTCTGGTTGGCGTGCCTCAGAGCTCATAAAGCTGGAGCTCTCCAATGTAAGCCTCGAGGAGCAAACCTTCCGAGGTGGTTCAAAAACTAACGCCGGAAAAGACCGAATCGTTCCCATCCACCACCTCATCTACCCGCTTGTCGAGAAGCACTATCGCGAAGCCGAAAGGCTCAAATCTCCACGGCTGTTCAGCATTCAAACCTTTGTAGAAGGCGACTTCAGTTTTATTTACTACGAATTATATGCCCGTCAGTTCAAGGTCGTCATCAACCGTCTTGCACTCGACGCACGGCATCATACGCACGACTGCCGCAAGACATTCGTCACCATGGCCAAGCGCGCCAACGTCGATGAATACGCCATAAAGCGCATTATCGGCCACCAAATTGCAGACCTTACAGAACGTGTATATACAGACCGCAGTATCGAATGGCTCCGCTCCGAGATCGAAAAGATTCATTAAAGTTTGTGTGTCCGTCTTATCGTTCACATTATGTATTTTTTCTATATTTTACGTAATTTTTATATTGCATTTCATTGTATGAGCAGTGTATGAATGGAGCGCATTCCATACACTTTTTCCACATTTTTTCAAATCTGAAAATATGTAGCTGCGTTCTTATAAATCCATAAAAATCTTCATCCCCTAGGTTAAGATTTTGTGACTTTCCATTTTATTATCGTACCTACGCAATATTTATTCAAAAATGTACGAATAATGTACGTTCCGTCAACCTCTTACCCCCGCTTTAGCACTCCACTCATGCTAAAAATAAAAGTCCCTGTAACTTTCGCTCACAGCTCCCACTCAGAGCCATAAACGATCGTTGCAGGGGCTTTCTTCATCTTACCGGTCACTCCATTTTGAATTTTCGGCAGTTCCTGCCTTCGGTGAGTGCCAGATGAACTATTTTCAGGCAGTGCAGAAGAAACATTCAGCGTTGGATACGTATGTGGATCACGTTTTCCGCTCCTGCCCTGCCCAAAATATCATTTTTACTTCCCGCTCTTTGCCTTCAGGCGGTCATACTCCTTGTCGGCCGCAATGGCTTCCTTCGTAAAGGAATTGTTCTTCCACCATGCGACAAGTGCCGCAATGGTCGTGATGCCAGCCGTCACCAGCTGCTCCACAGTGGTGCTCTCGATAGGCAGCGGGCTCTTGCCCATGGCGCTCAGCATCTGGTTGGTCAGAGCCAGCAGAAGAACGGCGGTACGTGCAATGGTGCCTGCAGTAATGTTGAAATTCATACGTTGCTCCTTTCGTGTTCGTATTCATGTACTTCGATGTCGGACATTCTGTGGTTCAACACCTGAATGTCTCTCTGGATGACCGGGATCTTCTCCGCAAAACCGTTGTGCTTGCGGACTTCCCGGGTCAGCTCCTCAATTTTGTATTCCATCACGGCATTGGAACGCGAGTTTGCGATCAGCACGCCGATCAGGGTCACAACACCGCTGAGGATGGCGGCAATGATGCTTTCCATCGGCGCTCACCCCTTCCAGCGGCTCTTGGCTTTGCGCACGTCCACATGCACCCAGCCATTGGCGCGTCCCAGACCGGGCGGGTAAATGCCGCAGCCACCGGCGTTGCCCAGCAGCCTGTCCGCGTAGGCATACACCCGCTCCACGCTGATGCCCTGCACCTGAATGTCTGCCGCCTTGCCGTACAGATGCTGGCTGAACTTTGCGGCATTCTTCTGCTTTGCGTTCCAGCTTGCCGTGCGGAAC